GTTGTAGTAGATATACTTTCTACAGTACCAGTTGCACCTGAAGTTGAACCTGTAATAGTTTCGCCAGTTGTAAATGATTGATTTGTTCTAATGTTCAAGTGAGTGAACATATTAATATCAAACAAGTAATGTCTGTAAACTGCGTCTGTAAGACCTGAACTTGCGAATGTAAAACTACTAGGTGTTCCTGTTACATATTGGAAACCTCTGGATTTAGCACGGCCAATTGTATTGATACTTGCACCACTACCTGCATTTTCTGTTCCTCTGGAACTTGTTAGTGTACTATATAAGTTGACTCTTTTAAATGCTTCAGTAGCGGCAGATACGAAACCTATATCAGGTGAACCGTAAATATTTGTAACATTGACATAGTTACCTACATCAAATTTTGTTGTAAAGTTATTTTGTGTATCAAAATCTCTTGCTTTATTTACATCAACAAAAGTAGTACCGATAGTTTCAATTTCATAACCTTTAACATATGCTTTACCTGGTCCCATACCAGCGGCAATCTTAGATTCACTACCGCCATTAACTGCCGTGTAAATACCTCTATTGTTGCCTGAGATTAAATGTTCTCTTAAATCTAAATCAAAATTTCTAACTGCATAATCACCTGATTCGTCAAATGTTCTTCTTGCTAAAGTATCTTCTAATACTGCATACTCAGTTGTTCTAACTTGATTTTGTAAAATACCTGATTTAAGTCTAAGTAATTCTACAAAGTTTGCATCATCAACAGCTGTTAATGCTTTTTTAGCAAGTGTTAAATCTATTTTAAATCTATGAGCACCTGGAGCATTGACATTTGAAGTACCAGCTGCGTTATCATTTAAAGAGTTATCATCATTTGGAGTTACAAAAGATTCTGTAACAGTTAAACCAACTCTATAACTTGGTGTGTTTGAATATTTGTCTAAAATTAAAGTTTGTTCATTAACTTGAACATGAAAACCGTTGATGTAATAAACACCGGCAGCCACATAAGCAGCTGAACCTGTTGCTGTACTATTTACTACTGCTGAAACTGTTGTAATTACACTTTGTAAAGTAGTTGATACTGAAATTGTTTCGCCAGTTGCAAAAGCTTCAGTTGAATTATTTGTACCTGAATCTACATATTTAACAAATAAAGTATTTGGGTCTGTACCGTCTGTGGCAGATGTATTAATTACTTTTGCTTTTACACCTGAAGTTTGACCTGTTAATTCTAAACCAACAAAGTCTGCTAATGTTACACCAACTGCGGCTGAATCTGTAAATGAAGTAAGTTTGACTGCATAGTAATTTAAGTCATAACCAATTTCGCCAGGAATAACCATTGCACCTTTTTCAAAAAGGTGGTCTGATACTCTTTCTACTTGGTTTTGTAGAATAGATTGTGATTGTGTTAACTCTCTAGCCTGTACTGCAAATGACGGTCTAAAAAGTATTCTATGAAACTTCTTTGACTCTGCAAAGTCATCATAATAAGGCGAGAGGTTAAAATCTGTTGGACTTGGCATTTAATCTCCCCTAGAATTCAATAATCAGTTTGATATTTTCGGTCTGGTCGGCTGCTCTAGTTATTGGTGCTCTATTTTCTACATAGAGAATATCACCAGAGTCATGGTCAATTTCCGGACTTGAATATCCGCTCGTAAATGAAACATTATTAATTGTACTAGTTGATGTGGTTGGTGTTCCACTTGCACTAGAACTTTGACCTGTTATAGCGTTTGTTCCACTAAAAGCAGTTTGATTACCGTTACTATCTACTCCTTCATCATTGAATTTTGTTTGAATATAATATAAAATACTGTTTACTGAATCCCATTCAATAACTTTACCTACTGCACCAATTGTTGCTTGATTAATTTCTTCATCAGCAGTAAATGTTCCTGATACACCTGTTAAGTTAACTGCGTAAGTAGCTCTTAATGTATTTGCTGATGCAGCTGAACCACCTGAGTCTGGATCCCTAATTAAGCAAACTTTTCTAAAATCATTTGATACTGTAACATCACCTGAGTTTGCACTTTCTGTACCTTCTAAACTTGTATTCATCATTACAAAGAAAGCACCTAATTCTTCTACTGCATTAAATCCGTGACCACCTTTTGGTTCGATAATTACATCAATTTCAGCACCTGTTAAACCAGTTGCACCAGCGGCTACGATTTGTGCATTTGAGATTGTACCAAAAGTATAACCTGAACCTGCACTTGTAACTGTTACGGCTGTTACTGCACCAGATGTTACTGTGACTGAAACTGTACCTGAAGTACCGTCACCTCTAATTGCAATACCTGTATGAGTACCGTCTGTACCACCTGAACCAGCAGTTTTAATTTTACATATGTTTACTGCACCGTCAACAGCGGCTGATGATACAGTTGAATTTGTTGAAACTGCCATAAAGTCTGTAGATAAAAAGTTTGCTTGTTGTGAAGCAGATAAAGTGTACATATATTTCCACTTATATCCATCGGCAGTTGTTAAAATAGATGTTGAAGTACCTGTAGGTTCTACAGTTGAATTTGCACCTGAATTGTTATCTAAACATTTGTAAACATTTCTAGCTGCTGTTAATACATAAAAGTTTGCATCAAATAAATTTGAAGCACCTGTATTTGAAGTTTGTGCTGTTGTAGTACCTGTAATTCTTTTACCGTAATCGTGTCTGTAATAGTCGTAAACTGTACCTGTTGTCCAGTTAATTCTTGGTGTAACAAACTCTACATCTGAACTAGTAATCTTTTTGACTGCCAGTAAGTCATCATAAGTTAATGTTTGAGTATCTACACAATCTACAGGTGTTACAGGATTTGAATCTGTACCTTGGTTTTCTGTTCTACTATCTGCTCTTGTTTGTGTAGCAAACGCTTGTGGTCTACCAATTCCAAGATAGTAAACATTAGGAGATGCTTCAGAAAAGGACTCCTGAAACTGCTCTGAGTTGTGAATTCTAAATTTATCTGTTATAATTGCTGGCATAGTTTTTTATATCTTCCTTACTCAATATTTATACAAGTTTTCATTATGGTTTTGTAGGCCAAGTAACATTGTTTGCTTGTTCTACAGTTGTAACTCCGTCTGTAATATCTCTTAATGCCTGTCTATATGTTGACATTTCTGCTGATAATGTCTGGTCAGATAAGGCAAGGTAATCTGTTTCTGCAATAAGTTGATTTCTTTTAGCTCTTAAATCTTCCATAGCCATATCAAATTCTACAATAGGTAATTGTGCTTCTATGTCAGCTTTAGAAATAGGTGTTGTTCCTTCTAACCAAATAATATTATCAATATCAGTATAACTAAATACTGCGTTTGAATTTATTTTTAATATTGCTTTTGTTATAATCATAATTCTATCCTGCTATTTCATATGCTGTTAATGTTCCTGTATTTGAACCAAGATTAAAAACCACTACAGTTCCATCATTTGATTTACCTTGCATTTTGTAAGTGATTAGACTAGTTGTGTTAGGTTCATCCAACTTTGAAATTGAAGCAGATGTAACAGCTCCAGTTGCAGGATTTAAATTTCCTATACCATCAGCATCGGCAATTTGTGTAGCATCTCTTAACATTTGTATGGCTAATCTCTGACCAGTAGAACCATTTGTTTCATTATTACCAGTATAAATTACAAAAATCTTACTAGATGTTGCTGATGGTGTTATGTTTAATGACAAATTAATATCAACATAAGATGTTGATGTTGTAACTACGGAAGATGTAGTTGAAGTTGATACAACTTGCAAAACCTTACCACCTATACCAGCTGGTAATGCTGTAACATTACTAATAGAAGTATTATTAATTCCTGAAGGCAATATAACACCGCCTGTTGTAATGTTATTTGCTAATGCTCTTGTTATTGTTCCCATATTTTTATCCTACTGTATGTACCTTACTTGTATTTCTGCTGAAGCGGCCGGCGCTGTAACAAATGTTAAAGTTGAACCACTAACTGAATAATCAGTACCCCCTGGTACTAAACAAATACCGTTTACAAATACTAAAATATCTTGTGAATTTCTATTTTCATATTCTAGTGTAAATGCTGTTGTTGAACCGTCACCTGTATGTGTGCCATATCTATGACCCACAGCAATTTTACCGGCCATAGCTGCGTGATATTGACAAGCATAATAAATCTCAGCAGAATAACCTTGTGGTGTATCTACAAATAAAACACCTGTTTCTTTTAATAAAGCACTTGCACCCGTAGTAACAGTACCGTCATTAGCGACATGCGTTAATCCTGTTGTGTATGCATTACCTGAACTATATGCACCTGAAACTGTTTGTAAATGAAATGGATGTCCTGATACATT